ATCATATTTTACTCCTAAAAAAGGGGTGGCTCAAAAAGAACCACCCACAAAAACATACTTAGTATGCAACATCCAATCTAACAACACCAAAATCTTCAGTGCTACCATTGTAGTCACTGTTGAATTTAGGCTTTTTAAGACCGAAGATTTTACCAATGGAGATACCATTTTGGTTACCATAGTCGAAAGTATCTTCAACTATTTGTGGTAGACCAATATCTGCCATAGCAAGAGCTTGTGCTCCACAGAATAAACAAGCAGAACCGTTGATGTCAGCATCAGCGCCCCATTTGTATCCAGCAGAACCGGCATTTGAAGATGTTCCAGTAGTTGCGTTCTCTGTATTGAACACATGTCTAAACTCATGGACCATAATACCGTCAACCATTAGACTTGAAGAACCAGCGAACAAGCTGTTGCTTGGTCCTCTGACTCCAGCATTTCTGACGTTAGCCAAGAAATCTGAATCAAGTTTAAGGTCAGCCATTACTTGAGGTGATACAAATAAATGATACACCTCATCTCCACCTGCTCCTTTAATACCACGGATGTAGTTGTCTTTAGCATAAGCTTTAAGAGCAACAAGACACTCGTAAGTAATGGTGTCAGCAGCTGCAACTGCAGTTACGTCACCAGCAACAAGTTTACTAGTAGCATCCCATCTTCTATGTCTGTTAGAAGTTGGAGCTGTTACATCAGAACCAAAAGTAAGGTCGCCAAGATTTTGTCCTGAATTCAGAACAGGCCTCAAAGCACCGCTATTTTTGATTGTGTAAGAAATACCAGAAAGCGTTAAGAACGCTAATTGGTCAATACGATCCGCCATTGCATAAGCAAGTGCATCACGTGAGTTCTCACGAAAATTAACAACTGATTTTTGATCAGCAAGACGACCAGAAAGTCTGTTTGCAAATCTCATTTGATCAAGTTGTACAACAATGTCGTAGGCTCTTAAAGTCTCTTCATTACCTTCTAAGGTGTTGTCTCCAACGATACCGTCACCAGTCATGTCAGCTAAAAGTGTTAATACAGCTCTAGCTCCTTTTTCTGATTGAGTAAGTTCAGATATTTTCTGAACCATAGCATTAGATCCGCTACCTGCGAATTGGTTAATGAAAGACATGTTCCTAGCGACACGCCAAAAGTCACGTGACCAAATAGTAAGTTGTTCGCTGGTCAACGCGCTAAAATTTGTGTTAGCCATTGGGCTATCCTCCAAAAAAATTAATACTTAGCCAACTTATTGGAGCGGCTATTTACCCGTATACCCTTTTTCGTTGGGGAGACGCTTTCATAATTTTACGAACATGACCTCGACCAGTTTTACGCCGTGATAGGCGAAAACGTTTATCAGTGGAACGACCCACACTAATTATCGTATTAGTACCGAATTCTTATATCTTATACTAAGCCTTAGCCAAAGTCACCACGCATTCTGCGCAACGTTTCAGCCGGAAGAGCATCAAACTCTTCACTTGATAGCAATGATAAATCTACTTTTTTCTCAGTTTTACTCTCACCTTTCATTGTAGGTGGTTGAGATTCAGCAGCTTGTAATTTTTTAGTAACCGCAGCTGTTTTTTTCTTAGCTTGAAGCTCCGGATCAACTTTTGCTACCGGCGCCGCGTCTGAAGCTTGTAATAATTCTGGTTTCTTAGCCGCCAAAGTGTAATTTGTAGCTTTTGCTAACGCATCCGCGGCAGAGTAGCCTTGTACAGTAAACGCATCTCTAAGATCTATGACTTCTGCCTGCAAATCTGCATCAAATTCAGCGCTATTTTCATTTAATACAGGAAAAGTTGCTTCAATTTCAGCCGCTTTGGCTTGTAATTCAGTCATTTCTTGGCTTTGTTGTACTGTTTGGCCCATTTTTGCTTGAACTTCAAACATAAATTGCTCTTTTTCAGCATTTCTTATCTCATTTCTAAGATCTACAGCCTTTTCAGTCTCTCCATTAAGCACTAAATCCTGATATTCGACTTCTTTTGCATTAAAATCATACTCTGGAGCGTTTTCTAAGGCTTTTTGCTCTGCTTCTGTAGCTTCTTGTAGCTTTTTTTGCATAGCTTTGTTTTTAGCCAACACTTCATCAAGCCTAGACTTAGGCACCATAGGCGCTTTTGGTTCTTTTACTTCATCTTGTCCGTCAAGACTTTGCTCGCTTCCTTCAACTGGCTGAATATCTGGTTGTGCATCTGCCTCGCTGTTTTCATCCACTCCTTCTTCGCTAGTAGCTTCTGGCTCAACATTTTCTTCTTCCTTAGTTTCTGGCTCTGGCTCTTCCGCAACAGCTTCTTCTTCTGGAGCGGCGTCAACTTCTTGTTCGACTTTTTCATCTTGTGCTTCCTCCTCTGGAGCATCTTCTTCAAAATTCAAATCCACATCAAATGGTTTTGCCTCTTCTTCTGAAACAACATCTGCTCCAGGCATTACATCCATTATCAAAGTATCATCTTTTGGTTCTGCATTATCTTTCTTTTTACTTTTCGCCATCTTTATTACCTCCTGTAGGTTTCATGGCGGCAGTTGCTAACTTAGCTGCTGCCTGGGTTTCAGTCTGTCCTCTTCGGACTTCATTAGTCATTCCTGCTAATCTTTCTCTTAATTCAAGTTCTTCTTGCTTAAGCTGTATTTTACTTTGTAAATCAGCCACTTTAAGTTGTGGTTCTGAAGCTTCGCCTTGAGCTTTAGCCATATTAAGTTGAGCAGTAGATTCAAGAGTTTTGACTTCTGCTTCAAGCTTGGCAATTTCAAGTTGTGTTTGCCTAATTCTAGATTCCATTTCAAATTGTGCAAGTTGTGCTTGTTCTGGAGTTGGTGGTTCAGTACCTTGCATTTGTCTAATACGTTGAGCAATAGTTGCTTTACGTGCAAGATGTGAATATTCAACAATTAAATCATCTGGTATTGGCACACCAGCTTTTCTAAGTTCTACTGCTTCTGCAAATTGTACTTCATCAAAATTATCCCTAGCTGGAGCAGTAGCAACAATTACATCATACTCGCCTAAAGTTAAATCATTTATAATTTCTCCTTCGGGAGTAACTTGATTTATTGGCATTGGCTCTCTTGGTTTAAATGGATTATCTTCATCAGTAATTTGAACAACTCTTTCTTCTGTGTAATATCTCTGTACAAGATTTAATACTTTTTCTGCCAAGTATTGTCTTGTCTTTTTCAAATTATCTAAAGGAACTTGAATCATTAACACGCCGCGGTTCTGTTTTGCTTGTATAGCAACGCCAGAAACTTCAGCCCCATCTGTACCCAACATAGAGTCACTTATCCCACTAATTTGTTTTATATTAGTAGCTGCTTTTTGTGCAATTCTATCTAGACCGGTGGGAATCTGATTTGGCGGTATTTTACCAGGGGGAGTACTACCGCGATTAAACTCGAGTACTAAACCAGTTTCCGCACCGTGTTCTTCTAAATCATCCGCATTCATTCCTGTTAAGGAACCAGATTCTACAATCCAACCACTATTAGCAGTTGTATTAACTATATGTAGTTCTTGGGATGAAATTTTATTTAATTGTTCTTGTGGTGATATTAAATTACGCACCATGCCAAAAGGTTTACCTCTTCTCCAATATGGAAAATAAGGTACTAAAGTAAAGTGTTCATATGGAGACCAGTCATCATGCAGCACTACTGTGTCTGCTGTTACTGTCCAACGAACCGCCCTCATTTTTTTCTCTACTATATAAAGGCCATAATCATCTGCAAATTTTTCTCTTTTCTTTTTACCCCATTCATAAGGTACTGGTCTTTTATCACCAGATACGGGGTCAACATAAAGTATGCAATCTTTTAATCTATAATATTGTCTTTCTACAACTCTTATAGATCTTAACGTTCTCGCATCTTCTGGATTGTTCGGATAATCAGCCCCATGATAATTTTCTTTATCAGTATCACCGTAAGTTTCATCTTCATACTCCATAGAGTCTGCGCCCAAAGTTGTACCAACTTCAGCAATCATTCTTAGCTTATCAGCTTTTCCCTGTCCATAAGTTTCTTCAATCTCTTCTATACTCATCCACTTGGTTTCAAAAATTTCGTTCCAAGTTCTTGGATCATATTCTTTAGCGTCAGGGTCAATAATAATATCTAAAGGGTCTTTGGTTTCTATTCTTACTTCACCATTAATATGATCAGAAAAATCTACACGAACATCAAACCAACCTCTGTCTTGAATTAAACCATCAGAAAAAGCTTGGCTTTCTATCCATTCCAATTTGTTGTTATCTGCAATTTGCATGTACAACTTAGTAAGAACATCTGCTATTTCTTGGTTACCAGTTCCCCTGGGTTTAAATTGTACATCTGCTCTTCGTGTACTTTGTTCACCAAGAACTGTATTAACTGTTGGTAAGATAGTGTTGATTGTTAATGCTGGTCGACCCTGATCGTCGAGCGCGGATATGTCAGCTTCGTCCCACTGTTCACCGCGATAAAAAGCATCGCATTGTTTTGCTATTTCTACATAATCTAAATGCCCGTGATCTCGAGCTCGGGTGTAAGCTTCCCACTGTCTTTTAGCAAGAGTTTGTTCTTCCCCTGCGCTAAGTTTCTTTTTTGGTTTTTTATAATTTGCCATTAAGCGCTCATTGATGATTTACGTTTGCCATCTTTTACTAAGTGTTTTAATCCATCTCTCCACGACGGAACATGCTCAGGTCTTTCATAAAATGTAGCAAATTCTGTCATCATTAAACCAATCCACGCCAAGGCATCTACCTGGTCGTCATGGGTACCATTTGGAAAACGTAATAGTTCTGCAACCATTGGTCCAGTCCAAACAGCATCTTGTGGAAAGTATACCATACCTTGTTGCATTCTACCCTGGATTGCCCGCGCACGTAACTCCTTATCTCGCCTACCAACTTTTAAGTCTTTAAAGTAAGCTTCAGATAGGCCCCGCTCTCTTGTTCTTTTTTCTAGAAACGGCCCCAGGGCCATCTCGATATGACCTCTTTCTATTCCCACTATACCCGGACGCCATAATTCGTACAAGTCTAAAATTTGTTCTACTAATTCAAAGCCATCGTATTTGCCGCGAACGACATCAACAATGAATAAATTATCATATTCATCGACACCGACAACAATACCAACTGAGTAATCGTTCCGGTCACGCTGTCCGATCGCAAGATCCCATGCACAGTAGTAACGAAGTTTTGCAGTATCAATCTCATTGAAATCATAATATGCGATCATGTCGCGGTTAAAATAATCGCCTTCGTCAGATACTGGATTCTGTTGGTATAGAGCAGACCAATCGCGCGGGCCGATGGCTTTCCTTATCTGCTCGAGAGCATCTACATTATATCTCTCTGGGTGTAAACTTTCACCTGTTTTCCTAAAATTTTCGTCTTCTTCTGCAATTGCTGGGTAGCGAATGACTTCCCATTCGTCTGCACCTTCATCTGCTTGGGTCAACAAGCGGCCGGCCAGGTCGTCGTCGTGCCAACGCGTAAGAATTACAAGTATGCCTCCACCTGGGGACAACCTTGTATAAGCTGTGGATGTGTACCAATCCCAGGTCGCATCTCTATTATTATCAGATTCTGCATCTTCTCTGTTTTTTACTGGATCATCAATCACCATTACGTGCGCACCTTTACCAGTAATACCACCACCAACACCCGCTGCAACATAACCGCCGCCTTGAGTCGTTTGCCATGATTCTACTGACTGAGAATCTTTATCTAGTCTAGATTTTTCAAACACATTTTTGTATACTGGTTCTCTAAGCAGTTGACGTACTTTTCGTGAAAAGTTCATAGCCAAAGAGCCTGAATAAGAACAACTTATAAACTCATGCTCGGGATGCCGGCCCAAGTGCCAGGCAGGGAAAGCAATACTAGCTAACGTAGATTTACCATGTCGAGGTGGCATAAAGAGCATCAGTCTCGGTGATTCTTTATTCGCAACCTGTTCGCTAAATTTCTCTAGTCGTTGACAAATATCTTTGTGTACCCAACCTGCTTGATAGTCTGTATTAAATCGTTCAACAAATGGGAGTAATCTTTTACGTGCTAAGACTCTTTTCGCTAATTCTTGTTCTGCTTTTGCTTGAGCAGAAAGTTCTGCTTTTTGTGCTTTCTGATCAATCTGCTTTTGGGGCTCGGGTATTGCTTCAACTTCGTCAGCTCGACAATATACGCAAATTTCGTCAATAAGAACTAAGTTCTCCGGATAGAGCCCGCGACATCTTTTACATTCAGTCTTCGTTACTTCCATCTGGCTCCAAGTAGTTCGTATCATTACCGGCAAGTTTCAAAAGTTGCGCATCAGTTAATTTTTCTAACTGTTCTACTTTCTCTACATTTATATTAATCATGGTCGCTTGTTCAGGAATGTGTAGACCGTGGAGCTTGCATAACGAATCGACAACATTTTTTTCTTCCGTCGAATTGGCTGCTTTTGAATGAGCTTCTAAGTACATGCCAGTTGCTGTGTTCTTATCGAACTTTACTTCTTCGCGCATTTGGTTACGTAGATAGGTTAGAGCTTTTTGCATTTTGGGAGTTTTGAATACTTGGTAAACGCGGTCCATATCCTTGTACCCCGCAGCACGGCCCGCGGCCGCTTTGCTCATTCCCCGTAGATGAAACAAAACTAGCCGCTCTTCTTGAACCGAAAGCTCGTTGAGTTGTAAACCAGCATAAGGCAGATGAGATTGTAACTCAGTTCTATCTTGTTCGGTCATGTCTGTGGGTCTATCTTCGTCTAATAATCGCATGCTGAAAGATTATATTAAAATTTTTCCTTGTGTGTAACTATATTTTTACACCACCAATATAATTCATCTTCTGTCATTGTATGCTTAATTAAGTTAACACGCCAACAAACCAGTTGAATGTTAGGTAATAGGTATTCAATGTTGGGGTCAATTCTGTCAATTGAAACATTAGTATTTCGTTTTTCTCCACCCTTGTGCCACGTCATGAAGGCCCCGGACAACGCACAACGTCCGTCTTGTTTGTCCCATAATGCGTTAAGTTGTTCTGGGGTTAATTCAAATGTCATCCCCTCTTCTTTTTCTCTTGAGTACTTAAGCTGGTTCCATAAATTTTTTAAATATTTATAAGGGCTTGAACTTTTGGATATATTAGCGAGAGATAAACCACAAGGTCTACACACTTTTCGATGTCCTTCAAAATCTTTCCTAGGTAGATTCTTTTCACACCTTTCACATATTTTATTCGCCATAATTTTTTGTGAAAATTTTTTATAAAAAATACTATAACATATCACGTTCTCATTCCCTCCCCCCCCGACCAGTAGAACCCCCCAACCCCCGATCCGGTTTTTTGTTTTGGAACCTTGTTTCTAACTTTTGGAACCTTGTATGAAAACCAGTAGGCAACGACAAGTGACTAAGCGTCACTCGTCGTAAGTCTTATGTATTATGTTTTAAATATTATAGGGGAGACCCGGGAGACAACATCATGTCATTAGATAAAACAATAAGAGCTATGCAATTTATAGCTAAGCCAACAGTTAAGTTAACTACTCAAGCAGTAGCTAAAGTAGCTGAGCACGCAGTACCTAGAACCAAAGAGTTCATAGATACATGGAATAGAGAATGGAATAAAGATAAGCCATCCTCTATCGCTAAGCCAACAACCTCCGAAGAAGATTCGGGGGATGTTGGGATATGTAACATTTGCACAGGACCATATGTCGACGGTCACTGTCAAGAATACCAATGCTGGAGGTAAGCATGAATACTATACTTACACTACTATCATTCCTAGCATTTGTTGTTTCAGCTTCACTCTTCTGTCTCATGACGGTAGACATGGCTGAATACGGCAGATATTACTGGGGTTATTTACAATTCGGAT